AAGATGAAACAACCTGGCTATATACTCCTCAACGCCAGCTAAATAAGTCCTTCATGATGTTGCAGTCGCGGCGTAGGTAGGTCATAGTTAAAGTCCAAATACTATTAATAGCTCTCACTGTTTAGGCTGGTGGTTAATGCTATCAGCTATTTTTTGGAGTCCAGCGGATGGATGCAGTATTCAAGTCTCGCCTTAAAGCACTCATTGTTAGTCACGAAGGCCTTAAGAACCACCCCTATACCGATACCAAAGGCAATATCACTATTGGTATTGGTTATAACTTAACTGCCAGAGGGTTGCCAGATAGCTGGATTAATGCGCAATACGATGAAGATGTCACATACTTTGACAAGCAGTTATCCTTGGACTATGCATGGTATCCAGAGCTTTGCGACGCTCGGCGCATGGCCTTGATCGATATGTGCTTTATGGGCTACAAAACTTTTCAAACATTTCACAAGCTTATACTCGCACTCGAATTGCGCAACTATGACCGCGCAGCGCACGAAATGTTAAACTCAGAATGGGCAGAGCAAGTTCGTGGTAGGGCACTTGAGCTAGCAGAGATCATGCGGAGTGGTGAGTTATGCTCTTCGCAAGTGGCATAGTCGATCTCATTAGCAAAGCCTCACCAGCAATCGGTGCGATGCTGGGAGGGCCAACAGGTGGGTTAGTCGGTAATCTCGTCTCCACGGCGCTCGGAGGGGTTAGTATGGACGATCTTGAGGGTGTTTCAGATGCTCTTAGTAAACCCGAGAGCCTCGATAAACTTAAAGAGCTGGAGTTGCAATTCAAAGACCTGCAGGACGCCCGTGCGATTGCAGGCAAAGAAACCGGCGCTTTGCGATATCAGCGGCTGTTCTTGGTAGTGCTGGCAATGGGCGCTTTAGTGGCGGATATTTATGCAATTCAGTATGTCACCGATAAAATGCTAAATGAGATTCTCATTATGATGCTGGTGTTCCTCATATGGGATATCAGGCAAATGTATAAATTCTACTTCGGCACATCTGATGACATGCCGAGATTCGTCAAACTCCTGGGTAGGAAAGATTAGGGTGTTAAGCTTTCGTAATATTCTTTGGCACTCTCATATGATTTTTTGGTTTGCTGGTATTCTTTATGAATGTCATGTTTTTTAAATATCTCAAGCATTTCTCTGTTGTGCTGATAATCAATAATCGAATCCCATAGAAAAAATAATTGCCATAAACAATTCATGCTTAATGCGCCTATAGCTAATTTGTTTATCATGGAATCTAGCGGAATATTTACAGCTACCAATATTAAGTTTAAAAATATCATCCCTGCAAAAGTCCAAATATTTTTACGGTAACTCTTGGTCATGTGCTGACAGAATTTTATGCTGTGGTCGATAGTGTCAAAAATCATTTAGAACCCTTAAGTAAATTCAAATAGTAAAAATGCAATGCTTTGTTAATAAGGGCGCTATAGCTGGCCTCGGATTCTTGATGCATTGCTATCAGCGCGAGAGTTGCTTCGTCTGAGAGATTGACTGTAATACGTTTGCGGTTAGTCGGCATTGAGTGGCAATCCTTTTTGGAGTTTTTGTACTACGGCGTTGTGGCCATCGAGGGCTTCTTGATAGGTGCGGTATCTCGCACAATAACTTTCATGGCCTGAATCATCAGGGAAAATCATAGTCTCAAATAATATTGGATAACCTGTTCTTAAAAAATCATGGTCTATCGTTAGCATAACAGTGCTTATAAAGTTGTCTCCAATTTGTTCCTGCTTAACTATTTTTTTGTCTGAACATAAAAATTCTTCAGCTTTAAACATGTCGCATTCTTCGACTTCGTTAGCATCATTTAATCGGTAGTACTTAATCACTCTATAAACTCCACTATTGCAAAACATATGAGAGAAAACAGCGCTAAAATACAGGCTATTGTAAAGCAAATAAGAACAAACATAATTAATCCCCGCACAGCATTAATAATCCTACAATGGTAGCTACCCACCAGGGCGCAAATATACAGCATAGGATAAATATTATGAACATGTTTTATCTCCTACCAATGCCATATTAAATAAGTGTTGAAAAGTATACAGGTCACAAATAACGCGCCTGCTGTAATAGCGTAAACTGGTGAAATATTCATTGTGTGACTCCTGGTGCGCTAAAGAATTTTGATATGATTGGGTGAGCTGACATGGCCGCAATTATCATAACGCCGAATTTAATAATCATGCGGTTTTCTAAGGCTTTAAATTCCTTGGCCATTTCTTCTCTAAATGATGTTAAGTCTTTTCTTATGCCCGATGTTTCAGTGTTGAGATCTTCTTTGCTTGCAAGTTTATTTTCTATTGCGTTAGCTGCTTCTCGTGCTTGAAATTCCGCCTGTTCTCGGGTGAAGCCGGCTTTCTCTGCGCGTTCTGCAAAGTCTAGTGTGTCGAATATTAATGTAGTCATTTTATTACTCTCCAAGTGTTGCGACGTAATCGCCGTTAGGTAAGCAACCGAAACCGTATAGTTTGCAATTGCCGTTGAATATTTTAGCTATGTAAATCTCTGCGAGTTCTCGCGCTTGCTCAAATGTATCTAGTTCATAATTTCTACCCATAACAAGAGGTTTAAACCCTTCTGCAAATGCTTTTAATCTAACGCCGCGTGTTTTAGTGTATGATAAATATTTAATTTGAATAGCCTTCATGGTAAATTACTCTCTCTCAAAGTTGATGATAAATCCCGTTAGCGCGGGGTTGGTTATTTAAAAGTTTCGTCAAAAGCGTGCAACATATCTTCAAGCCGGATTTGTACTGCTAGAGCGGCGTCTGACATTAGCCAGCATTCGTAGCAAGTTGAATCTTGGTCGGAGCATTCGATGCAGTCGTGATTCATTAGTTAAGCCTCGCGTGTGTAATTTGCTAAAACATCGCTATGGTTTGCAATTGATGTATATCCCATAGATTCTAATTTTATAGTTATTTCTTCGTGAGCTTCTTGTTTATATAACTCTCGCATTTCCATATAATCAATATTAGACACCCCTTTTAATTTATGACTAATTTTTTTTGCTTGTTCTTCATAAATAGGATGCATTATCTCTGCTTCTTCCAATGAGCCTAATTTTAATGCTTTCATTTGTGTTTCCCAGTTAGTTAATATGCCTACTTTATTCATTAGTTAATCAGGGCCTTTCGGCCCTTTGATTGTTAGATATCTACTCGTCCGGTGAGCTTCTTGCTTCTCATGACGATAGGCAAATAATCCATAAAATCTCTATAAGCCTTTGAGTAGTATTGTTTCCAGCAAGTGTAAGCGTAATCAATTTCTTCTATGGTTAAAGCAACTTGTGTTGTTTGGTTCATTTCGTTTTCTCTCGTTAGTTAATATGGAGTCATTATACCAAGGTGCTGCACCATTGCAAGGGTTGTTTTATATTATTTTTGGGAGTATCTTAAATGCCTGTTTAATGAAAGGAATTGTTAATGGATTTCATGGTCGGTTTCTTCTTCGCTTTCCCTTCTGCGTTTCTGCTCTCTCTCGTAGTTATGTATGTTTATCTTAGATGCAAAGAAAATCACATCGCTGATGACATCAATATTATTAAAGAAGATGTTTCGAATCTCACGGTTAAGCTCTCGGGCTTTCTCAATCACGTGTAATCTGTTGTTTAATAACTGCTTGTGTTATATTTGTGCTAACGACAACTTAGTGATTATATAGCAAAGGTGATTAAATTATGACCAAACCACACGAACCAACTGATATATTGCGCGGTAAAGTTATTGGCTTTAGTTGTGCTGGATTTACGCAAGCTCAGATAGCTGATTATCTAGAGATTGATGACAATACGTTGCGCAAGCATTACCGCTACGAGTTAGATCATGCAAAGATGGATAAAACTGCGGCGCTTGCTAATTCATTATATAGAGACGCACTCGAGGGTGATAAAGATGACCGTCAATTCTGGCTTAAATGTCAAGCTAAATGGTCATATGCAAAACCCGAAGAAGATAAGAAAACCGTTACAGATACACTACTCGAGAAGCTGATTGATAAACTCTAAGCATATAAAGGTGTAAAATGAATTGTGTTGATGAGCATGTAATGAAACAAATCTATGTTGAAGCCGATAAGGCTTATAAGCATTTATACAACGATGAACAGTTTCATCAAATCATCGATAATCTTGTTGAGTCTAGGATTAAGCGACACATTATAGATAAAGCGCATGAGTTAGTTCTCGCGGGCATTACTGAAAGGATTAATATTGAATTAAAAAATGTCATACATGAGTTAGATTTAAAAGAAGTTGTTCGGCATAAAGCAATTACATACTTTCATAGTGAGGATTTTAGTGACCGCCTTAAGTCAATTCTCGAATATTCTGATATTCATTATTTAGATAAAGAAATAACCCTTAAAGAGATACAAGATGCATTATCGGCGACTAATGGATGATCGCTGATGCTAAACTAGCTACACTCAAAGACTTAACGAAGTTCGCCCCGGCGTTCCTCACGATTAAGAACAAGGCTGGCAGGCCCGTGCCGTTTGAGTTTAATCAGGCTCAGCTATACGCGCATAATAGGCTAGAAGCGCAACTTAAAGAGATGGGTCGAGTCAGAGCTTTAGTGTTGAAGGGACGACAACAGGGCATGAGCACTCTCATTCAAGCTCGATTCTTCCACAAAGTAATAACAACACGCGGGCAGAAAGCATTCATCCTTACACATGAAGCTGAGGCCACGCGCAATTTGTTTGAAATGACAAAGAGGTATTATGAAACCTTGCCCCAAGGATTGTGCCCCGAAGCTGATAGAAGCAGCGCTAAAGAACTCAGATTTATCCAATTTGATTCTGGTTACTCCGTGGGCACGGCAGGCAACAAGAGTGTTGGGAGATCGCAGACAATCCAGCTCTTCCACGGATCAGAATGTGCTTACTGGCCGAACGCCGAGGAACACGCCGCCGGAGTAATGGAAGCTGTCAGCAATGAATCAGGCACTGAGATTATATTAGAGAGCACAGCTAACGGAATAGGGAATTTCTTTCACCAAACTTGGCAAGCTGCGAAGACCGGCACAAGTGAGTATCAAGCTATATTCGTACCGTGGTATTGGCAAGATGAATACCGCGCATTCAATGAAGGCTTTATGTGTGACGAGGAAGAACAATCCCTCTTAGACTTCTACTCATATGATGGTCTAACAGTTAATCACCTGGCTTGGAGAAGATTAAAGCTTAACTCATCAAGTGACAGAGATGCAGCAAAGGAGCGATTTTGTGCTGAATATCCCATGTCGGCTGATGAAGCATTCCGCAACCCAATCGACAATGTATTCATTAACGCTAAGTACGTTATGCGAGCTAGGCGCAATGATATTACTTCAGAGACGCCACTCATTATTGGTGTTGATCCTGCTATATCAGACAAAGACAAAACCGCAATCATTAGACGCAGAGGCCGCAAAGCCTATGCACTCGAGAGCTTCCGCAATCACAATACAATGGAGATTGCTGGACGTATTGCGCAAATCATACGGCATGAGAAGCCCGCGAAGGTCTACATCGATTGTATTGGCATTGGCGCTGGCATTGTAGATCGCTTGCAAGAGATGGGCTTTATCATGGTTGAAGGAGTTAACGTTGGACGTACTGCAAACAACAAAGACCGATTCGCAAACCTACGCGCAGAGCTCTGGTCAGAGATGCGAGACTGGTTATATCAGAATGAATTGGACGTACAGATACCTGACGACGATGAGCTTCACGGCGCATTGTGTAGCCTTGGCTTTAAATACCGTAGCAATGAGCAGTTGCTGATTGAGTCCAAAGACGACCTGCGTGCGAGAGGCATGCCGTCGCCTGACGAAGGTGATGCACTTTCTTTAACATTTTTTAGTGGAATATATGGCTTTGATACAACCGCACCAATGGTAATAATCCCGCGTTCGGAGCATCGTTCTATGTTTACGTAATTACTGCTAAACTATTACACAATATTAATTATCACGGATGATAATAACATGGCCAAGAAAGACCCAAAGTTATGCCAAGAACTACGCGAATGGATTAAGAAGTGGGATGACAATTGGCGCTTTAATAGAGAGCAATACTACGAGTTTACAGACTTCGTCATGGGTGACATGTGGAAAGAAGACGAATCTAAAGTCTTCACACGCTATGACAAGATACCGCTTACCGCTAACAAACTCGCGCCTCTCGCAGCTTACATGGTTGGCGAACAGCAACGTAACACGCCTCAGTTACAAGTTGTGCCTGATGACAACATCCCTCTCGAAACGGTTGAAGTACGTGAAGCGTTAGTCAAGGATTGTGTCTTTAACTCAGCGACCGAAATAGCTTATCAAACAGCATTCCAGTGTGAAGTTGTGGGTGGGTTTGGCGCGTTTGGTACGACAACAGAATATGACCACTCAAACAGCTTTGATCTAAACATTGTAACCTATGAAATACGCGACCCTTGTAAAGCCTATTGGGATGTATCAGCCAAGCGCATAGACAAAACTGATTCTGCACGCTCAGGGTTGCGAACTAAAGTTTCACGTAAAGCATTTCGTGGTGAGTATGGTGAGAAGCTCGAACGCAGTATTCCGTCAAGCTCGTACAGTGATGATACAACTCTGATGAGCTTTAACGATGATACATCTATCACAGTTATCGACGACTACGAACTCAAGTATGACTACTACAACATATACAAACTCTCTAACAATGAAATCCTAACGCAAAAGGAACTGGACAAACTCGATCGTGCAGATATTGAAGGTCACGAAGTACTCATCATGAACGACGAGCTAGTTGAGATACTGGATGAGCGCGAAACCTACGACTTCAAAGTCATCCACCGCAAAATAGCTGGTGATTACGTACTCGAAAAGAATGACTTTCCAGCAAGGCGTAGTCCGATTATCTTTGTTGACCAAAACTCTTACTGGGATAAATCAGGCAAGCAAATCTGTCGGCCGTTCTTTAAAGATGCTCGTGACTCACAGCGCTTCCTAAACTATCTCACAACACAGATTGCGTATCTCATTAAGATCTCGCGCTATGACCAATTCATTGCATCCAAGGCCAATATTAAATCAGCCGATACACAAGCGGCATGGCGTGATCCTTTCACGGTACAAGGAACGCTGTTCTATGATGAATCACCTAGTGGCACTAAGCCTGAGCGCCTATCTCCGCCTGAGTTATCCCAATCACTCTCAATACAGTACGAGAGAGCTTTACAGGATATACAAACCTCAACTGGAATATATGCAACTCAGTTGGGCGAGCAAGGTAATGAAGTATCTGGAAAGGCAGTTGATAAACGAACGCGTCAATCCAGTCACAATACTAATGTTCCATACACTTCTCTCAAGCGATCAATAGCATGTCATGGTGAATTGATTAATGAAATGATTCCGGTTGTCTTTGATACTGAGCGCAAGATGATGTTGCGTATGTCGGATCAAATGGTTAAGCCCGTTATGCTCAATCAGCAAATGGATGAGTACGGCTCAGGCAAACGTAATGACATGACTCAAGGCCGATACAAGATACGCCTGCTACCAGGCCCAAGTAGCGAAGGACAGAAGGAGCAAGCGCTTGAATCTTTACAGATGGTTCTCCAAGCTAATCCGCAGCTATTCTCACTCATTGCTGATTTATATGCTGAGAATCTACCCCTGGCTAACAATATCGAACTACGCAACCGACTCAAAACCATTGTCCCTCCCGAGATTATCGAAGCGGGCAAAACTGGCAAACCACTCCCACCAAAACAGGAAGGGCCACCACCTGAGATAATGATTAAGATGCAGGAAATGAAGCTGCAAGAACAAGCGCTTCAACTACAAATGCAAGATTCACAAATGCGTGCGGCTGAGAAGATGCAAGAACTGACTCTCAAGCAACACGAACTCGAAGTTAAGGTCGGTCATGACGAACAGCGCGTATCCATGGAATGGCACAAGATTGAAGCGCTCAAACTAGAAGCCGCCGCCAAACTTGAAGAACAAGAGATGCGTTTCAAGGCTGAGATGGCACGCATTAGCCAGGACGCTGACACGGCCCATGCAAACAATCTAGTGAAACTACTCATCCACGCCAATCCACACGAAAAGAAATTATCCCCCAAGGAAGGTAAGTAACCTATGTCGTTAAACAATGTTGATGATTTATTGATTAAAGTACAAAACAACGAGCCTGTTGAACCGGTATCTATAGACACCAAAGCAGAATCAATGCCTGAAGACACCAATTCAGATGCAATAGACGCCGAACCTGATGAGCGACTCACGCATTTAGAGAAATTCCGCAAAGACAAAGAAGAATTTCTAGCCAAGCAGGGCGAAGTAGCGCCAGAAACTGATGTCAATGACAACTCAGACGATAAAAAAACCGACGAGTTATCACGTGACACTCAAGAACTAGACGACTACGGCAACAAAGTACCTAAATCCAAGGTTTACACTGAGGAAGAAGTACAAGCCATGATTCGCAAGCGATTAAAGCTGCATCATGAAGAACGCCAAGCGCCTCCACCGCCACAGTATCAGCCTCAACAACAGCAATACCAACCACAAGAGGAGATTAGTCATGATCAATCTTCTGAATTACCTTGGGAAGTTCAACTTGAGGGTCATATTAAGCAAACTGTACAAAAGCTTGAGACTGAGAAAGCCCAGCATGCCTGGCAAGCCGAGCAGCAACGTGCTCAACAGGACTTCGAGTCACGTTTTACGAATGGAATGGCAAAATATGCGGATTTCACAGATATTGTCGCGGGTAAGCCAATCACCAATGGAATCATGATGGCCGCACGTTCTATGGCTGACCCCGCAGCCTTTATCTATGCCGCAGCTAAACAGCAACCCAAAGAGCTAGAACGTATTGCAGCAATCACTGATCCTTACGTACAAGCCGCTGAAGTTGGACGTCTTGAAGAACGCATGAAGAAAGCTCGCACGATATCCAAAGCGCCAAAGCCACCAACCCAAACACGTGGTGATATAGCCGACAAGGGAGCTACAAAAGCCAGTATAGATGACTTGATTCGACATGATGCAAAACGTAAACTAAGTAGACATTAAAATGAACCTAGAAGAATTCAAGGACTACATTGTAAAGCAAAGGAGATGCGACAATGATCAACGAAATGCCCCCCAAGATGACACCGGAAAACGCTCAGATGTGGAAAGAAACCAATCTGATGAATCGCTACACCGAAACCACAAAGGTTGAGCCGGTATTGAGATTCAATCCGCCATGTCCTAAACAGAACACAGCATTAGGAAGGATACGATAATGGCTGAATCCAACAAAGGTATTGATGAATTCACTCCAGCATTCAATGCGCGACATAATGCTGTACCAGCTGGCAATGCTCGCAAGATATCAGGCCAAGATCGTGGCAAGTATATGAACTACGATCCACCAGTGCCAGGCCAAGGTGAATATAATTCGGTAGTTGTGCCAAAAGAATCAGGGAATTAATTATGAAAAATGAATTAGTGAATGAAAAAACAGGAAAGGCAGCTAATAAAAATAGCATTGATGAAAATTTAATACAGAAATCAGAGTATGAAAAACGCCAACATCCTGAAGCGCCAAAGAAAAAAGCATTCAGCGAAAAAGTAGATGAATTTATGGAGCAAACAGCCCAAGGAATGCGAAATAGAAATATGGAAGCTGAAGATCGACGCGAAGCACGTCTGGCCAAAGAACGTGGATATTCGGAGCATCGATAATGCAATATCCCAAGCCGACTCAAGGTGAAATGACTGAAGCTCGCTATGCTGGTGACGGTCGCCCGAACTATGAGGAGACACAGAAGTTTACCGAGCGATGGACGGATATGACAAATGAAGGGCCAGAACAACCTTATTATATGTATCACAAAGACCGTTATAGTGAGTATAGATAGGATATGGCCGACAATACTAAGTACCGTTAGGCTGCGGTTAAAATCACGTTAAGTCTGTAGTGAAGTAACTTAGGAAAATAGGCCGCCAGTTTATGGCAATCGCGGCGTGGACAGTGACACGCTAATGGCGTCTAATCTTTATGTCTCTGTCGTCGAATTAAGCCCATAGAGAAAGCCAGTGCAATTCTGGCCGATTGCCCAACCAATTAACCAAGGAGATACAGATGAAAAAGAAAGACGAAAAGAAGATGCCAATGAAAGATGCTAAGAAACCAATGAAGAAAGGTAAATACTAATGCCGTTACATAAAGGGAAGTCAAAAAAGGTAATCGGTAAAAATATAGGCGAAATGGAAGCTGCGGGCCATCCAAAGGCTCAGGCAATTGCTGCATCACTGAATCAAGCCCGCAAGTCAGGCGCCAAGATCCCCAAAGGCAAATCACGCAAGTCGGAAGGCAATACCAATCCTAAGCGTGCTGGTGAGAGAGGTTAGTTGATGACAAGTTTGAATATTCAGATACCAGAACTAGATTTACAAGGTAGTTATAAAGCGACATTACATATTAATTTTAACGAAGATCAAGACGGTCATGAGACTTTAACTTTGTCCATAAATGATGGCGATAAGTTTGAGTTTAACCTACTGGATTTAGAGCGAGCTGTAATGGCGGTCAAGGCAATACGAATTCCTGACTCGTGGTAATTGCTCTTATAGTGAGTCACAGAACCAACCTATTGAGCAAATAACTTGCCAATAATATAAACATATTCACAACAATACCATACTATGTAATCAATTACGGAAAAGTTAAATGACTCAGTGGATATCAGTTAAAGATCAATTACCTGAAAATAACAAAGAATATTTAGTATACTGCAAGCATGGAGTCTATATAGATCATTTCTTGCCCTCTTTGAAGTCTTTTGTCAACGATGGCGTAACCCACTGGATGCCATTACCAGAACCAACGAAGGATGAATCATGATCGACAATGTAAACCACCCACCGCACTACACATCCTCACCCGCAAGATGCTCTCATTGCACTACCACCATAGAATGCATTGATGTCACGCGACACATGGGCTTTAGTTTGGGCAATGCTGTAAAGTACCTCTGGCGTTACCAGCTCAAGAACGGCCTAGAGGATTTACGCAAGGCGCGATGGTATTTAGAAGATCTTATTGAACAACTGGAGAATCAAGAATGAGAGACGAAAACGGCATTGAAATGACCGAAGATCAAATCCTAGAAGAAGCCTGCGAGCTATTATCTGGCGTTTGTGAATTACTGTACGAAACCACTGAAGAAACATCCCATGCCGCAGCATACATGGCTGATGCGTGCTTGAAATATCTACAAGTGATTAGACTTGGCTGCAATGTGCTCTCAGCCGCAGCCGACTATCAGGCTTTTGAAGAAGATGTCTATCAAGCCAAATTAGCTGCACGAGATGAACAATCTGGAATGAATTAAGCTAGGAACAATATGGAAAAGTTCAAGAAATCATGCAATTTATGTCAAAAAGACTATGAAACTATCCGCAAACAGCAGCGCTACTGCTCGCTAGGATGCTCCTATAGAGCCAAGAACAAATCCTCATTCAACACTTGGATGTGGCAGAAAGAGCGTGTAGCTGATGCAGTTTTTGCTGAAGGCGTCGCAATAAGGCGCAGCAGACCCGAGAACGAAAGCGCTGGGCTTAATCTTGACCGAGAGCGTTATTCTGAGTGATTAATGAAGATCGACTGATTTAATGGCTGTTTTAATTTGTTCAAATACACTAAGAACTTCATCTTTAACGGATTCCACATAATCAAGTTGGATACTTTTGTCTTTGCATATCTTCGCATTGGCCATGACTACTGAACCAAGAAAGTTAAGAGTGGCCGCTTGGAGAGCATTTAAGACCTCTAGGCTGGTATTCTGTTTACGTACGAATTTATCGGACTCTCTAACAAGAATTTCTAAAATGGATTCAGACAGGGGTTTCATTCATATCCTTAATAACTCTAAAACATATTTCTAGCAATACTAAGATTATAGCATGCTGTGGTCGAATTCGGCTAAGTATTTAACTACCAATGACCTACTAATTGTTACTGAATTGGTAGTTAAGATTGTTTGTGTTTTTCTAGATATGCGATTGCTGATTGCAGAATAGTTATGGATTCTTTTAAATAGCCTATACCTGTATTGCAGGAGGCGCATATCAAGCCTCTGACAACATGAGTTATATGACAATGATCTACAGCTAATTTTTTTAAGTCTACTTTGTTATTGCATCGCATAGTCTCAGGTTGATTACATATTGCGCATAACCCATTCTGATTTTTGAGCATTTGATTATAAGTGTCTCGCCCTGCCATGCCTTGGTATCTTCCAAGAACATAAGTTTCTCTTGTGCACTGTTTGCAATTATATGAAGTGACAGCATTTTTATAATATTTTGGATAAACCTCTTTTATAGTTAAATGACCATGATTCTTGCAGTCTTTTACTATCCCTTCTGGCAATCCTGGTTTCGGTACATAAACATTTGACTCACCTGTATAGCTAGGTAAATCATAAGAATTAAATTTCTTCATTCTCCATTTGTGAGTTCCACAAACCGTTCCTTTATAAGTTATTTTATTTTTGCAATTTGTTACCCTGCAATATTCGCCTCTGGCCATAAATTCCTCAACTATTGATTTTGTCTAATTTGTAAGCGCATAATGTACTCAATTGGTGTGTAGCAACAGAAGATTCCACCACCTTCGTAAGCGCGTATAGTAGCTGATCCGCTTCGGCAATGCAATAAATAACGCTCATTTCGAGCATTAATTACCCATTGTTGATAAGGATATCAGTCATGCCGAACATTTTTGCTACAACCCAGTACGTACTTGATGAAGTTTTCATCAGATTTGTTAACTACCTTTCGCATGCCAAGGTCGCGAATCGCAATCTCGAAGGTGACTTCAAAGGTTTAAAATACGCAACCGGTCAAACCATTAACTACCGTTTAGAAGAGCGCTATTTGGGCGGACGCGGCGCAACAGCAGTATCTGAAGCTCGCGTACAGGTTATTCGTCCATTAACTATCACCACACAGTTTCACACCATGGTTGAGTTCGACGGCTTTGAATTAACATTCGACCGCGCACGTGATGAGCCGTACTTGGATATGATGTTAAATCCTCGTGCTAAGACCCTCGCTAATGATGTTGAGAAGTTCATCGCTACAGAAAATTTCCAGCTCCAAACCTACCAAGCAGTCGGAACCCCAGGTGTGCCAATTACTTTCGACACCATCACCCTCGCTGATGCGTACATGACTGAATTGGGCATTCCAGAAGACGGCAATAGATTCTTTGCTAATCCTCCAAGAGTGTCAGCTTCCCTATCTAACCAATTAAGCACCGTGTTTAACCAAACCGTTAACCGTGGCGCATTAATGGATGGATTCATTGGGCATTTGAGTGGATTTGATTTCTTCAAAACCAACTTCTACAAACGCCAAATCGCGGGTGCTGGTGGATCAGTTGTAACACCACCAACAGGCTTTAAAGATGGCGGACAAGTTACCAACGGCCCAATATCTGGTGGTAACACAATCTCTGTCACAGGCGTTGCAGCTGCAAGTCTGGTATTTAGAAAGGGTGACATCATCGAAATAGCTGACGCTGCTGGCGTGTTTATGGTTAATCCATTGACCTACGATCCATTAGTACAAAGAGCACAGTTCGTGGTAACAGCAGATGTTATCTCAACAGGTGGTGGAACAGCTGATATTCCAGTTAACCCAACCATTGTGGTATCCGGTGCGAGACAAAACATCTCTGCGGCGATTCCAAATGGTGCGCAAATCTGGTTGTATGAAGATCACAATGTGTCCATTGCATTCCATAACCAAGCTATTGTATTTGCGGCTCCTCCTATCAAGGAACTCAAAGGTGGTGTTGAAGCTGTGACCAGCTATAGCGATCTCTACAAAATGTCCATGACCTATTCTTTGGGTGCTGACATTCGAAACTACATCCAACTGGATCGTATTGACGTCATCGGTGGTGTCTCAATCAATCCTGAGTTTGCAGTTCGAGTCATTTCTTAATATCTGAGTCAAAGGGGTGGGAAATCCTGCCCCTTAATTTTGGAGTTATGTATGAACCAAGAAAAAAAATCCAACTCACCTCAAGTGTTCTACAATGACCGCTGGGTTGATAGGAATCACTTCACAGCATTTGTTTATAAGGACGCTGAACAGCGTTTGGCGAAATCCTACAAAGAATATCAAGACCTCATTGCGACCGGACTATGGTTTGACAACCGATCTCTCGCGATGGAGACGAAACTCGAAGCTCCACAAGCAGAAATACTGGAACTAAAAAAGCCCAAGGCAAGGAAGCCTTCAAATGGTGCAAACAGTTAAACAATTTGTAACCGATGCTTACCAACTCATCAGCGCTAATACACCAACAGTGCCGTTGCAAGGCAATGACATGCTGAAAGGCGTGCAGTTTCTTAATCAGTTGTTAAAACACTATTCTGCTACGGGTCTTATGCTCACTGTTGCGAAGGAGGTTGTTTATACCCTCGCAATTGGTCAATCTACAGTGACGTTTGCTGATCCTGATTATACTGGCATTGCGGATGTTAAAACCGGCCGATTGGCTAATTTGGCTGACGCATGGTTGCTACTGGATAACGTGACATACCCGCTTATTATTGAGAACCGCGATGTATTCCAAGGCAGTTACAAATTCGATCCGCAAGTGGGTTTGCCAAGATTTGTCATAGTCTACAATGAAACCGACTTAACCAGACTGCGACTCTACCCAGGCGCATCGCAGGTATATGAGCTGCATGTCTATGGTAAGTTCGAACTATCAGTCTTAACTGAAAATGATGATATGTCATCGTTGCCGTTGTACTACCAGCTGTTTTTCCAATTCGCCGTAGCAAGGTATTTAGCAGCCTTTAAGGGCCGCGCAGCCGCTTGGACGCAGTTTCTCCAAGACCAATACAACGAAGCCAAGCAAGACATGGAATCTGTCAGTGCTGTTAATGTTGTTATTCAATCAACGACTGAGAGCCTTCTTAATGGTGCATTCAGAGTAAGGGCTGGAATTTAATGACTATTCAACCATGCCCCATCATTGGTCAATACGACATCCAGCGCTTTCCGCAATTCTCTCCGGAAGATTGTGCAAATCTTGTTTTACAGCAAGCGCCTTCTGGTAAGAAGAAACTCGCTCTTTATCCTACAATGGGCCGGCATCATGTCTCACAGAATGGTTTGAACAGACTCATCTTTGCAGCTGAGTCACGCGGTTTATTTAGATCTGTGAATTATTGGTATAACGTGGTTAACAATTCCATCTTCAGAATTGACTCCCAAAATAATGAAGTTGAAATTGCTAATAACGGCTTGTCAACAGTGATTGGTAATGTTTACTTCACCTATATCATTGCAGTGAACATCACCTATGCGGTGTTTGTTGATGGTCAGAAAATTTATGTTTATCACGAACCTGACGTATCTAATCTAGGGCAATTCTATACGGTTACTGACCCTAATGCGCCGAAGAAACCCACCTTTGTCGCTACGTTTGGCAATAGAGTCGTGGTCTCTAACCAAGACAGTTCGCAGTTTAATCTGACGCAGATATTTCTTGGTGGGGCGCTGTTTGATCCTAATAAGGTCTTCACAATTGCAGGAGCGCCGGTCTTTGCCCAAGCATCTGGGATCATTCGACAATTTGGTGTGGTTAATAGCACGCTCTATATGTTCACCGATTTCAATGTCGATATATGGAATGAGATAGCCTCTCAATTAGTGCCTGCTGGTCAAACAGCGCCGGTGACATTCCCTTGGAAGAAAAACACCACCTATGATTGGGGTTTCGGCATGGCAGATCCTCAATCCCTGGATGTATCCTTCAACCGCATGACATGGGTAGCGCAGAACAAAGATGGCCTATTCCAAATTATGACAACTCAAGGTGGCTTGCCAGAAAAAATCTCCTCTAAAGCCATTGATGTCCTATTCCAGAAATACTCCAACGCTGGGCCGAATAACCCATTCTTAGCGGGCAATACAGCTGGGTTTCATTATGAGTATGAGAACACCATCTATTATAGGCTCTCCGCTGGTGACTACGACAGTACCCAAATACTTGACCAGCTTCAGAATAGCAATAGCATTGAATACAGCTTTGATACGCAATCATGGAGTCGATGCATTGAAGCCAATGGTGGTCGCAACAGAATCCAAAAGCATGTGTTCTTTAATAAAAAGCACTATGTCTCAGTTGACCGTGATAATACCGTCTATGAAATGTCCGGCGCATTCTACGACAACGAAATAACCAATCCCGCGCAGCCAAATCCACAGGCAGTTGATGCGTATATTAGCGAGCCATTTAGATACGAGCGCGTGAGTCCAATTATAGCTGAGGATGACTACAGTGAATTCCTTACAGAGTATGTGGAAATAGACTTTGTATTTGGTGACGCTACGTTTATCCATGCAGATACGCCATTTGAAGATACTGTGTTTATCATAGATGAATCGAGCGACACGTCTGGTGGGCCAATATTTGTGGTGACGGAAACCGATCCTAATGTTTTTGTCATTCAAGAAGGCACTAACAATCCAGCGTTAACATCACAAACCTATAATAAACTATTCAAGCCACACATTGAACTCTACTTTTCGGACAACGGCGGTATAAGTTATTTTCCTGCTGATGTACGGGAGTTTAGTCAGTTAGGAGTCTACCAATGGCGTATGCGCTGGTATCAACTTGGATGTTCACGCAACAGAGTCTACAAACTCATATGCGTGTCACCTGCTCCCATAGTTATCCTAGGGGCTGTGATGGACAAGAGGAGGGTTAGCGGTGGCGCGAACTGATATTGTCTTCACACGGCTTGATACACCGCCTCTGAATGATGATGACTTCTCATTTCAGATAGAGAACTGGCTTAGTGTCATTGTGGATACGATTAATGAAGATTACACCAAACTGGAAAACTCCTTTGTTAGAGGTACAGTGACATTAGCCGGTGGCACTGCAACTGTCTTAACTGACTCTATAAATACAGGGGATAGTGTTTTCACAAGTATTATCACAGCGGTTAATCCTGGATTTATT